CATTACAGACCTCAAGGTTTTCATCAAACAACCTACACCCAACGTCTTCTTTAATTCCGTACTTTCTTATAGAGAACAGCATTGTAGTTAAGAACATACATTCCCCGCACTTCCAGCTATCTTCTTTTGTTATAACAACAGGTATTTCAATGCTCATACATCCTCCTTATCTCGTTGTAACTCAAAGTCTTCTTTCTGCTCCATGTATTGTTGAACACAATCATCAGCACATTGAGCTGCTAACTCTTCACACTCATCTTCATCCTTAGTACAGTCACCAAGGAACTCTTCGTACTTCTTGCACCACATATCTATTAGGTTACTCATATTAATTCTCCATCTTGCAATCAGGGTCATGTACCATCCCTGAATCATTATCATACCCATCATATATAACATATGAATGCCCATTGAAGGTGACAATATCAAAGTCACTAGTCTTTGGGGTGCATCCTATTACAAATACTGTAGCTATAATAATTAATATTTTACTCATCAAGATATTCCTCAGTTAATTCAAGTAAACGACCAGTCTCAGGTTGATATTGACAAGCTCCAGCATTTCCTAAGAAGCCCCATGATCTATTCTTAAGCACATGGAAGTTAATCATATTAGGAATGTCCCCTTGTTGATCCCTAGAGGCTCCTATGATGCTCCAGGAGAGCTGTTCAAGTGCAGCTGAACCTCGTAGATCCGTAAGGTCAGGGATAGCTCCCTTAGCCCAATTCTTCTCCTTGTTACGACTAAGATGAGAGACTAGCACTAATCCTACGTTGTTGTCAACAACAAATGTAGCTAAACAAGTCATTAACATATCAATATCCTTTCTCTCATTAGCTGAAGCTCTACCTGAGACTACCATACTTATATGATCAAGGATAATGAAAGAGCATTGCTTAACCTTTACCATGTAACGTAGCTTAGAGATCAGATCTTCGTCATTAAGTGAGCCGAAGTGCTTATAGAACACACCATTCATGTTAAGGAACTCTACATCTTGTATAATCTTTTCCTGAGGTATCATATCTGGATGTATAGCGAATCGCATAGGATGTACTGCATTACGCATAGCTATATAAGTTCTAGCTGTATCATTCTGGCTCTCTTCTAGGTACATATTACCTACAGTATGACCTGATTGCATTAAATGTAGAGCTATCTCTCTAGTAATCGTTGACTTACCTACGCCTGAACCTGCACAGATAAGCATAATCTCTTGCTTTCTTAAGCCATGTAACTTAGCATTAAGTCCACTGAAAGGTAAAGGTATCCCTTCAGGCTTTGCTGTCAGGATCTCGTCTATATCTATATCAACAAAGCCTTCAGGTTTCCACTCATCAGCTCTAAAGAAAGAGTTAATGAACTCTGATTGCTTCCCTTTCTGGAGCATGTCATTACAATCTTTCTCTGAGAGATCGCAGATATAAACACCTTCTCTACCTAGATGAGAAGCAATATCATCAGCAGCTTTTCTCCCTACTTCATCCATATCAGTACAAACGATAACCATCTCATAACGGTCAATGAACTCAAAGTTATCACTAAGTCCAGAAACAGACTCCCCTTTAGGTAATGAGACTACATCAGGCGTGAACCCCTTACCTGGATATTTAAGATCGGAGTAGTCCTTAAGCATCTGATAAGCTGCCATAGCATCTTCTTCACCGCCTGTTACCAGTAATCTTTTATTACCTGAGCATAGCCTTTGACCGAATAGCTCTACTTGCTTCATGTTACCTATAGCTGAGAACTTCTTTGAGTCAACATTCCTGTGCTTGTACCCAATAATCTTATCATTCTTGTAATAAGGATGGTACACATCTTGTACTGTACCGTACTCCTCGTTAAAGCTTGCCTTAGTACCAAATGTTTCTGTTACCTCTTTCTTAATCCCTCTAAAGCTCATATCAGCTACTGGGAGATTATGTACTGCTTGTATAGGTGTTGCACTCACTCGGCTCTCCTTCTTAGGTTCTTGGTCACCACCTGATTTATGGCATTTATGACAATAAGTACCGTTATCGTATATCGTCAGAGCTGTTTCATCCCCACAGTTAGGGCATGGTTGGTTATGTTTTGTCATACACTCTCCGTATATACAGATTCATGTAAAAATAATATCCATAATTGATCTTTATTGTGCTGCTCCATCCATACACGATCAAGTATATCCTTATCCGATACATCCTCTGGGATTAGTACTACTTCTGCGTACTTCGTTCCAGCAAAATAGTCCCATGTTCTTGCTTCATCCTCTGATCTCCAGCCAGTTGAATCATATTTAACCCATTTATCTTTAGTTGTGATAACAAGTGATGTACTTAATTTTGACTTCTCAATAAACACATTATCAATTATGTCTTCATCCCCTTCTATCAATACCCTCATAACTTTCTCCTAATAACAGTCATATCTATCCCATAAAATAGTAATCAATAACAAGGCTACCATCTCTTGCTCGTGAATGTCAAGCCCTTCGGTAACTACGTCCAGGAATGAGCTGAATGCGTGTTCTGTATTATCTTTCATACATCTCCTATTTAATAAAATTTACTAGCTCAACGACTGCCATGAATACAGCATAGAACAATAACAATGCAGCTATCATAAGGAATATTGCTGGTAACTTACTTTCATGTTTAGATTCGTGTTTCATTTTATCACTCCACATTTATCATTACCTTTATAATAAGGATTCTGCACATATCCACCAGTAACAGGCGTACAAACTACAAGTAAATGATGTGCTGAATAGTCTGTTAAATCATCTACATCACAATCATCTGCTTTAGCATACTTAGTACCCATAATTAAAAATATAGCAATTAAGGCTAGTCCAGTTAATCCTTTCATATCTCTATCCTACTGGTTAACTCACTCATACATCACCTGCGTTTAGGATTGCTTCCTTAGCTGCTTTCATACGGTTTTTTATTATCCTTTTAAATTTATCAGTTTCTTGGTCTTCACATAAATTCCAGCCAGCTTTTAAGCCGTGGACATACTCTCTGTCGCAGGCTATATCAGATTTTAAAGAGTTAGCCTCTCTCTGCGCCTTAAGTTCAGCCTCATGCTTGGCATTCAGAACGCCCTCAGTTGCTCTAACAGCACAATCATAAGCGACAACTGTTTGGTATTTAAGCTGTTCCTCATGCTTACGGTTTAGCTTATCTACATATGATTGTGAGTAGATTGGTTTTGTGGCCTCTTTATATTTAATAAAATCATCAAAAGTATCTTGATCGCCTTCGCATTTATTATCTTCTGGCATATAGTCTTTATTGGTCATGGTTTAATCCTTTATTGTCTTATCCTGTTAGGTGGGTTGCTCGTAATCTAGGCCCACTAGATCAACGTTAGGTCTATACCGTTCCTCAGAGTCAAGAAATGCAGCGGCAGCCCATAGGAAAGCAGCTAGATCGTCTCTGTTGTGTGGCACGGCGCTTGGGTTTTCAAGATATAAAACAAAAGAGTTAGGCAGAGGTATGTTTGGCATATAGCCAGCTCTGGTTATTTTCACGTCCTCATGCCTGCTTTGAATACCTAGCCCTATCTCGGTCTCAAAGTAAGAAAACTTATCATCTTCTGATGCTGGGAATTTAACTATGTTAGTCATCACTTGTCCTCGCTCTGTTTATCGTCTCGCTGGCACTCACCTTGTATGCTCTGCTTTAATGAGTTAGTTAAATTATTAGCAAGTCTCACATCTATACCGCTAAATATTAATAACTCCTTAAACTCATCCAACAAAGCTAGCTTCTCACGCTGTAGGTCGGCTTTGTGTTCTGCTTCTGTGTAGGTTATAGGCATATCCTCGATAGTCGTAATCTCTACGCGCATCAAAGGGTAACTTTGCAATAAATTTTCTGCTTCATCATCTGCTTTCTTCTCATTAAAATATGCACCCAACAAGTCCCCATCATCACCATCAATAACTACATATAATTCATTCATCGTATTTCCTCATCACTAAGAACAGTTTCAGTTGGTACAGCTTCCCACTCACCCCAACGTGGGTTCACTTTTTGACCTACATAACTATTGTCACTGTACACATTTCTAAATCTCTGCATCAATACAGGTTCAGATTTTTGCCCGCCTTTGTAGTGCGTAACAAGCCATTTAAGTTCTACATTATTATCTGCAATCATTATGTGCGACCTCTTATATCACTCAAAGCTAACATCAACCCATAAACCCCTATTTTTCCGTCTTCTTCTAACTCGTCACAGATTCCAACAACCTCATCCAACAACGCAAACTTCTCACGCTGTAGGTCGGCTGCTGTGTATAAAGTATCGCCTTTTCTTAACCTTTCACATGACGAAACGATAAGCTCTTGAGTCTCAACATCATCAATAACATGACAATTTTTATTAGGGCAAGTCACATTCATGCAGTGCCGCCAAACTAAAGATGGAGAATCACACTGCGAGCATAATTCATCTTTTATAATTACATCAGTTAAATCGTCACTCATCATATTCCCCTTATGCTACATCGTAATACCGTTCAATATCACTACGTAAAATAGACACGGTATCACCGAATCTAGCAGGATCATTAAGAGCCTTATTATTAGGCTCAAGTGGTGCGTAATACTCGCCATCTTCATACATGGATAACGTGTCTGGTAGGCTGCACAGCGGTTCGATAGATGCAATTGATTCTGGTGCATCTGCTTTCTTTTTAAAGTTTATTAAGTTCATTGTATTTCCTCTTGTGTAGGGGTTAATCAAAGTATATCTGGTCAGCTATCTGTCCCATCATACCTATGAATAATAAATAAGTTTCTGGATCTGTAACCTTAACACGGAGAGCAACTTTATTCAAGGCTTTTACTCGTCTGTCCATTAAATCCCAGTCACCATGCAATGTCACCTCCTTGAACCCGTGTATCGTATCTTCCCATGTTAAATCTCTGCGTTTACTCACAACACTTTCTCCAGCATCTCTGTATTATCATCAATCTATTCTCCTATTAATTAATCTAACTTGCTTCTGCATACTTCCATTTTTTCACTTTCTCATCATGTATTGCTTGATCGGCTGTAAGCCAACGACCCAAAACATCCCAATATTTGGCTATTCCCTTATGACCGCCATCGGTTACAACATAAACATCCACACCACTCATTGGTTTCTCGTCTTCTGCTAATATATATGGCATATCTCTATCTCCTACCTATGTTTATTGTCAACGTTAGTTAAGAGATCTCAATAAAATTGAAGCTCTCTGTGTTATCATCAATGAAATTCTGTACATCTTCTGCCTCTTGTTCAACTATTTGACAGACAAGATGATTACCCTTGCATTCTAATACACGTTCACGCTCTTTACACCCCCATATTTCATGTTCTTCTATATAAGATGCCAGGTAAGGGCAATCTTCACACCGTGCTTCAGTACATTGTACTCCTGAGAATATCTGCTTCAGATCTGGTTTAAATGTTTTCATTTCAACTCCTTCACAGCGTCAAAAACCTGGCGGCCTAACTCTGGGTGTACACAGTTCCTTAGTACTTGAGCAGGGCAATGATTACCTTCATAATACAGATTACCTTTGTACTGAATACCTAGCCACTCTTTAAGAGCCTCTGCCCCTTCGGTATTTGTTTTCATAATAAAACCTTTTGGCTGTTTAACCTCTTCAGCATTGAACTCAAAGTTGCACCAGAACAAGTGCCTGCCTACTGCCTTAGCAGGTATTAACACGTCATAATAAGGTTTAACATTTTCAACTATCCAGTGCCCAATAAAATTATGCTTTAAAAATAAGATTTCCTCGTAAAGCTTCATATCTGGATAACGAGGTTTTCTATTCTTCCCAGATCTAATCATTCTACTATGGCTCTGGCAAGGAGGTGAAGCCCATATAAAATCAAACTCTTGGTAATGCTCTAATAGGTATTGATGTGCATCACCTACTATCACGGTATCATTTGGGTATTGTTCTTTATAAACATCAGCTATTGCTTGTGTATATTCAACCGCGGTAACATCACAGCCTTTCCAGTGTCTACGGTTACCACCTAGCCCAGCATATAAGTTCAATACCCTCATATCCCCTGTTCCTGTAATATATCAGCTAACTCTAGGCAATCATCAAGACTTGCATCCTCGAAGCCGTGTAAAGCCTCTGAGAGCTTAATGTCTCTGTATTGAGCCCCTTCTGAGTCATCGAATGGCATACTCGTGTAGTCAAGTGTTATTTCTTCATCGAACGAGAGTAATTTAAGCATCTTCTAGCTCCACTTCTTGAATGTTAGTTAAAGAGTCAATAAAATCTTTATCAGCTCCGAAAAGCTTATTAGTTACATTATAGCCTCTCTCTACCCTGTAATCAACAGGGAAAGGGATATGTCTATCTAAAGATGTTACGGCTATAAAAACATCATCGTACTCATCTTTAGCTGCATATCCTGATACTACTACTTCAATCTCTGTATCTTTACTCATTACATTTCTCCTAGCAGGCTGCCTTCTTAGCCTGTTTCATTGTTTGGTATATATTAAGTCTAGCACCTTTATCGAATAATATATAGCTTTTTTTACCATGTATAGTACCGCTTATCTGATACACCTCAAAGCCACATCTACTTACCCAGTAACCTGGATATACACACCTGAACACTTCATCCTCCGAGTACGCTAAATACCACAAGCAATGGAATACTTAGCCCGATTAAAAAGTTTGTTATTTGTGATTCGTATTTCATGGTTAGTCCTTTGGTGGTTCTATAACTTCTGTTTTAATAGGCAAAATCTTACCTTCGCCGCCAAAACCATGCTTTTCCAGTAACCTACATACACTTACTGCTTCTTCTCTTGACCTGTGCGTATCTGTACTAGATCCTTCTTCGTTTCCTAAGCTTAATCCAGCATCTTTAGGCCAATATGCCTTACTTATCCACTCCATTACTCTTCCCTCATGCTGGCTATTAATAAGATCATTTCATCCCCTTAGTTGGTTAGGCTAAATTCTGCCTTGCAATTTTAAAAGAAGATAAAAAATACCAATTCCCACAAGCATAAAATATGTTCTTTCTGTGGCCACAAGGTAACTAGGCATATCTTGCATATATTGGTAAAAGTAATTTCCTGAAATAAGTCCAATTATAAATGTCTTCATCCTATTCTCCTAGTGAGTTCATTTGATTAACTCCATACGTGTACGCTCTATACGCTCAATACTGTATGTATGTTCACTAACAGTTATATTACAATCAGTAACGGCATCAGCTAACGTGTGTATAGCATTGTTATTACTAACAGCGTACTGCTCTTGTGTTCTCATTCTATTACCTCTATAAATTTCTTAGCTATGTATTGATGATTAGTACCTAGCGCCGCGCCTTTAGCTGCATACTGTGAAGAATATGCAGATCCTTTACCTATGATTGGCTTATTAACATAAATAACTTCAGGTTCAGGCTTGATGCGGTAAATGCAATCAGCCCTTTCTTTAATATCACCTGCAGCCCGCCATGTGCTTTTATCCGGCTCATCGTCAAACTGCCATTGAATATCCTTACCTTCTGCAAAGGCTTGGATAATAGGTAGTAACTCTTTTGCTCTTGATCTGTTCATGCTTCTTCTCCTTCATAGCTATCTAAAGCCTCTTGTAGTTGTTCCTGTACATCAGTATACATAGCCCAGTAAGCTCTAACAATACCGAAGTTATCAAGCCCTTTATCTACTATCATAGCTCCTACATCTTCATTGCTATAAATATCCTGGTAAGCATCAGCATTGTCTGAATAACGTATTACATCATCATTGTATGAGTAATAGATAATCCATTGATGAGAGTCTATTGTCTCATGGAGTAATGTATCGTTAATAAGCTCCTCAGCTTGCTCTATAGTCTCTACTTCATCGTACTCATTGAAAGCAGCTTCAACCATGCACTCAGCTATGCTCTTTATCTCTGTGTTGTAGTCGTTCTGTGTAATGTTCATAATTTCATTCTCTATAAGTTCATTAAAGTCTGGTGTTAGGTGTAGGTCTGTAGCATATATGGTTTTCATAACTTGTCAATCTTAGCCTGTAGCTCAAGGTCTGCGATATGCTGTTCATAAAGTTTTACGCTTAAGGTGTTAGAGTACAACTTACTTGCCTTTCTATCAGCATCTTTTTGATTCTTAGCATAGACTATACCTAATTCTTTACCTGTATAAAGCTCATTAACTGCGTATGTTTTCATAATCTTACCATTATTATCTTAAATGTAGTTAATTAACTATCTCTCTATGTATTGACATAATGTAGTGGCAACCGTCCCAGTACTCATAATAGTTCTTATAGCTATGTTCCTGTTTAAAGTGTAAGAACCCTCTTTTGGTGACATATTTAATAGATTTCTTTAATGAAGAAACGTAGTAAGGCGTTGTGCCTTCTAAGTGGTCAATAATCACATATACATACATTATAGCCGCCTCTCTAGTTCATGTATTAAGTTATTTATTTCCCAGAACGCTGATTTATTAGCTTGTCTAGCTATGCTTAACTTGTCTGTATCGTAAGACATAGTAAGCCCTTGATCGTTAAGTTTACCTATAGCATCTATAGCTTTAACAATAGCATCTCTTTGATGTTTTAATTGTTCTAATTCAGTCATACTATATCTCCAGTTATCTTGTGTCTATTTAACCGCATCTAGTGCGGAGATACAAGCCTTTATTCTCTTGTTTTAGTACCGTTTATCTGATTGTCTATATAGCTATATTGAGCTATACCTAGTTATCAGCTAGTTAGTACCATGTATTCTATTATACGTCTGTTTGTACTGTCAAGTAGAATATGATATAATCTATTAATCTTTTTAATTAGATAGATATATTATCTACAACTACTCCTACTTATATACCTATCTTATATACATACTTATCTATCATACTATCTTATACCTACTTACTACATACCATAGACTATATCAATGATCAGAAGCTGATAGTAATGTATAGAGTTAGTATACATCTTATAACAATACGTTAACTTTGCCCTCCTGGCTATGTAGTCTCATCCCTGAGACTACTCAAGCTAATGGCTTGCACCAAATTGGTGCGTTATGTATCGCCATTCTTTATGTATTAATACTAGACTTTGGGTCTAAGCAAGCTGATATACACATACCGATAGTCTCATAACTACTTTCTATAGATCTGTTAATCGTTTGTGAGTTAAGTTTATGCATCTCCTTATAATGCTTAACCTCTCGCTTCAGGTCAATGTTTTGCTCATGTAGTTCAATTATCTGATATGCGAAGTTTATAACGTCTGGCGTGTAATTAGTGGTCATGTCGTTCCCTTATTTAATGTTATGTGTTAAGTATACAAACGTGTCAATCGAATACAAGTATTATTTATATTTACTGACGAACGGTAGCTTATCCATGTAATTACCTGGTTAATACGTATAGTATGTGTTGAATGGTCACGATAACTAATGAATGGTTATTATCCTTAATGGTCACCCACAACCACACTCACTCCCCATAATCTGATTGCATTATGCAACTGTGGATAAGTATTGTGGATAACCTGTGGATAACTCTTAAGTATATACATTGTATCGACCTGGTAAATATTATCACCTCTAGGAATGTACTGGTGCTATGTACATTGCATTTTGCAATCCCTGTAAGGTACCCCCACCCCCTGTGGCTGTGGTTGATATGTGGGATATGACCCCCAAACTTGCGAGGAGAGGATTTGAGAATGCTCTTAATGAGTTACATACAACCCCATAACACCTCTAATGCTCCTTATATAGCCCAATTGGCCGTATAAATAAGTGAAAATAGTGAAAATAATTCCCAATATCGCTTGACAAGAGATATTTATGCGGATATACTCCGTAGGTATTAAACTAGAGCTGGTAAAAAGTATCACCTCTAACTAAGTACTTGATTATTAAGACTATTCGACTAACAGGACTACGTTTCTGTAACTAGGAGATACTATGGACAGAAAACCATCTTGGTCAGAGAAAGAACAACAAGAGCAGATTATAGCTAATGATAACGAATTAGAACTCCGTAGATTAAAGAATGAGGTGATTCAGTTAAAAGCTAAAACGGAAGCTTATAGAACACTTATAGTTGATTTCATGGCATTAGCCCATGTCTGAGATAGAACGTACTAAAACAGGTTCAATAGCAGGTGTAGGTGGAAGACCTCCTGGTGCTAAGAACAAGACTACGTTATTCAAAGAAGCTATGCGAGATGGCTTTGAGACGTTGCTAGAAACTGAAGGTGAGAAAGTCTTTAGAGCTGTAGTAGATAAAGCTTTAGGGGAGATCATTAGGGACAAGTCTGGTAAGATTGTCCGTGATGAAGAAGGCAACCCTGTTCGTCAGGGTGCCGATATGACAGCAGCTAAGTTGATCATGGATCGTATCATGCCTGTAGCTGATGTAACAGGAGCTAAAGCAAGTGGTAACATGCAGGTAGTAATCAACGTTGATTCAATGACTGCTGAACCTAATATAACTGTCATGGAGCCAGAGAAGGTGATAGAACAATAATTCGGAGTTACGCCGTTCGTGCGGGTTGATTCCAGGGGAGCTTCGGTTCCCCACCTTACACACTAACGCATAACCAAAGGGCATACGCCTACGGCTATGTTTTCACAACCTAAGGGCTTTGCCCTACAATAGGAAAACTTATGCAATACGAACTAGTTAACCGTTATTACGGTACAAAGATGATCTCTCCAAGTAAGGAACATTGTGATCGTTTCCTTAGTACTTGTAAAAAAGATCCTAAGGATAACCTACCTGTATGGGCTGTAGGTAAGGAATTACCTGATCGAATAGAGTCTCAAGCAGCCCGTAAAGAGGCGTTGTTAGCTGAACTAGCTGAGTTAGAAGATTCAGAGGATGTTGTACTAACTGTAGCAGATGAGAGGTTAGATGCGCTTAAACGTGAGTACTTACTCAAAACAGGTAAAGAAGCACATCCTAATGCTACAGTCAAGAGTTTAACTAAGAAATTAGAGGAATACAATGTCTAAAGGTTTATTAGAGCGAGCAGCTGATCTGCTAAGGAAGCGTAAAGACAAAACAAAGAAGCGTCTGGATGAGATTATGTCTCAGGGTGAGACTAAAGATGACGATTCTAAGCGTGTACAAGGTAAAGACGTTAGAAAATAATGGAGCTTAATTTCTCTCTCCATGGTAAACAGCTAGAAGTGTTTAATCACTCAGCCCGTTTCAAGGTATGTGCAGCAGGTAGACGTGGAGGTAAATCCTTCTTATCAGCTGTACTACTTCTTATACATGGACTTAAAATTGAGAACAATCACGGACAAGACCTAAAGAGAGCTGAAGTGTTCTACATAGCTCCTACCTTTAACCAGGGTAAAGATATTATGTGGAACCTGCTTGTTGAGCTTGGTGGCATGGCTGCCCAAGGAGGGGTGATTGAATCCGTTAGACAGAATGAAGGCGTGTTACGTCTCGTCAATGGACGGACTATTAAGATTAAAGGCTCTGATAGACCTGATACTCTTCGTGGTGTGGGTTTATCTTATGTCGTAATGGACGAATACGCTGACATGAAGCCGGAAGTATGGGATTTAATCATACGACCCGCTCTGTCTGACTATGAAGGTGAAGCTTTGTTCATTGGTACACCGGATGGTAAGAATCATTTCTACGATTTGTGGTGCTTCGCAGGAAGTATGGAGAAATCAAGCCTAGAGAACAATGAAATAGCTGAATGGGCTGCTTTTCACTTCAATTCACTTGATAACCCTAAGATAAAGCCGAAAGAGATAGAAGCTGCAAGAAATAGTATGTCAGCAGCTGCTTTCAGACAAGAGTATGAGGCTAGTTTCGCAGCAGGTGGTGGTTCAGCCTTTAAGGAAGAATACCTTAAGTACGCTGATTCATCATCTGAAGCTGGTTCACTGTACATTTCAGTGGATTTAGCAGGTTTCGGTACAGGTGGCGGTATGGTTAAGTCCGCTATCAAGAAATTGGATGAAACTGCTATCTCAATAGTTGAGGTATCCACATCTGGTTGGTTCGTGCATGAAATACAGCACGGAAGATGGGATGTAAGAGAGACTGCTATGCGTATCATCAAGGCAGCCAAGGATTACCAACCAATATGTGTAGGAATAGAGTCAGGCGCGCTTAAAAACGCTGTTATGCCTTATCTTGAGGATAATATGCGTAGAATGAGCATCTTTCCTAGTGTTATTCCTGTATCACATGGCGGCAAGAAGAAAACAGACAGAATAGTATGGGCATTACAGGGTAGGCTTGAAAGAGGGCAGCTAACATTCAAAGGCTCACGAAGAGATTGGAAGACTTTTACTGAACAGTACCTAGACTTTCCTAACCCTATGTCACACGATGATCTACTTGATTCATTAGCTTATATAGACCAAGTAGCTGTAACTAATTACTCATCAAATTTCGAGGTTGAAGAATATGAAGTCCTTGATGTTTGGAGCGGATACTAAGTATGGATAAAGACGTAATTAAACAGTCAGATATTGATGATGAGTTAGTATCTTGGGTACTAGGCACTACTGATCCCTGGAAGACTTATAGGGATAATAACTATGAGTCTGATTGGGAAGAATATTACCAGCAATGGCGTGGTATATACACAGCTAAAGGTAAAACAAGAGATTCTGAGCGTTCAAGGTTCATATCTCCAGCTCTAGGTCAAGCTATTGAAATGGCTGTCTCTGAGATGGAAGAGGCTACATTTAACCGTAAGTATTGGTTCGATGTTGATGATGATCTCCATGATACTGATAAAAAAGATCGTTACCCTGTCCGCGATCTCTTGATAGAAGATATGGCAATATCAGGTGTAGCTAAGGCTATATCTGAGGTATATTTGAACGGGGCTATCTACGGTACAGGTATTGCTAAGGTAGTTACTACTGAAGTTACTGATGAATACACAGCACCGGATGGCTCAAGCCTTAATTATAACAAGGTAGAAGTTACACTAGAGCCTATTTCCCCGAAGGAGTTCGTAATTGATCCTTCAGCTAGGACTGTATCAGAAGGACTTGGTTGTGCGCATATAACAACAAAGCCTAAGATAGATGTTCTATCTAAGATAGAAGCAGGTATTTATAATGACGTATCTCTTGGCTCTTATACAGACGATGAAGATGTTGCATCAATGGGCGAGACAGGTAATGTCATCTCAGGGGACAGAACAGAGATACTTGAGTATCATGGTCTTGTTCCAGCTGGTTTACTTACAGATATTACTAATGAAGATGGTTCAGTAGACCCTGTTGCAGCTGATATAGCTCTTAACTTCGATGAAGTTGATATGGTAGAGGCTATTGTAACGATAGCTAATGGAGCAGCTCTTCTTAAAGGTGTAGCTAACCCATTCATTTACAGAGATCGTTCAATCATCGCTTACCAGCATGACACTGTTCCTAATCGTTTCTGGGGCAGAGGCGTTGCTGAGAAAGGTATGCAATCCCAGAGAGCTTTGAATGCAGAGCTACGAGCACGACAAGATGGGCTAGCTTTAACAATCCATCCAATGATAGCAGCTGATGCTACTCGCTTACCTCGTGGAGCTAAGTTAACAGTCTCCCCAGGTAAGCAGATACTAACAAATGGCGACCCAAGGGCCGCCTTGATGCCTTTCCACTTCGGAGAGATGTCAGCACACACGTACAGGGAAGCAGGGGAACTCGAACGGATGCTACAGATGGGAACTGGATCAATGGATTCAGCTACTCCTATCGGTGGCTCCCCTCGTAATGCTACTGCTTCAGGTATGTCAATGATCGCTTCAGGTTCAATCAAGCGTTCTAAGCGTACTATGCGTAACATAGAAGAAGATTTCCTTAAGCCAATGATTAATAAGTTCTCTTGGCGTTATCAGCAATTCGATCCTGAGCGTTATCCTTTCGGGGATTATAAGCTGTTGCCTTACTCAACAATGGGTATTATGGCTAGAGAGTTCGAGCAAGGTAATATTACACAAGCTATGCAGGGTATCCCTGATGGCCCAGCTAAAGGTGTATTAGTCAAGGCATTTGTTGATAATCTAAGCATACCGTTCAAGAAAGAGTTAGAGGAGGCTATACAGCAACAGTTCGCTCCACAGCCACCTGATCCTATGCAACAACAGATCCAACAGCTTCAGCTACAGAATGCTCAACTAGAGAATGCTAATCTGCAGTTAGATCTTGAAGTTAAGAAGTCAGTAGCTACTAAGAACTATGCAACAGCTGATACACAACAAACACAAACAGAAGTTAACGCCTTCAATGCTGTAGCTCAGATTGAAGATAAAGAATTAGATAGACAGGCCTTTAGTGGCAAGTCGGAGAGTAAAGAATGAATACATTTCACTTCAACAATCCCCCTTTCCATTGGGACAACCCTTTCCAAGAGAGTTTTAATGTAATGTCCTATGGGGCTACTGGGGATGGTGTGACAGATGATACAGCGACGATTCAATCGGCTTTGACAGCAGCCCCTTCTGGTGCAACTGTCATCGTACCTGATGGTACTTACATTGTTTCAAGAGTTAACCCTGGCACTACAGATTACTGTTTAAACATATCAAAGCCAGTTAATTTCCATTTAATGGCAGGCGCAACAATCAAGCTTGCCGATGGTGACTTGACGAATGTAAGTGATGAGGTTTATGTTATTGAAATAAATGCAAGCAATGTCTATATAACAGGGCAGGGAACTATTGATGGAAATAGAGCTGGTCAAGTAGACATTACAGATACATCACAGGTCAATAGCCGTGTTTGCGTAAGCGCTACAGGGGCTTTTGATACACTTAAAGTGTCAGACATCTCTATTATAAACTCAGCTGGCAACACAGCAAATATAAAAGGGACAAGTAAAACTAGCTTGCTGACAAATATATCATTTCAAAATACCCACTCTACAGGTTGCAGAGAAGGATATTTGTTCCACTGGACTAAAGATTTGAGGGTTATTAATAATTCCTGCATACTTGAAAATGATGCAATATCTCAAGATGCTTTCGAGACTAGCGAATGCGATAGCTCTGTTTTTATAGGAAATTATGCAGAGTGTGAAACCCCAACAGGCGCAAGGGGAGCTGGATTTGATCTTTTCTTTGCTGGTGAGCGTTGTATTTGTTCAGGGAATACAGCTGTTAACATGGGCGAAGGCATAGCAATAGGCAACAACATAGCGGATGGCGGGACTGGAACAGATCATATTGTTTCTAATAATGTAATCGAAAGTCCACAAACTGTATCAGGTATTCGTGTTTATCTTACTACTGGTGCAGATAGAGTTATCATACAAGGAAATATTGTTAGGAATGTTGTAACTAATGCACAGCACGGGATAGAAGCTAGAGCTGGCTCAGGGATTATGATACTTGATAACATCGTTGATACTACATCTACAGGTATAGGGATATTTTTACTATCAGGCATGGATGATACGATAGTACAAGGAAACAGAATTGCAAACACTGGCGGTACAGGTGTTGGTATTCGCTGTGATGGAGATAATTGCACAATAAGTAACAACAGATTAATAACTACTGGTGGGGATGGTATTGAAGTTAATGGCGATAGTAACCTAATTAACGGTAATAACTTAAGCGGTGAGATTATCGACGATAACGGAACGAGTAACATAAAGATTAATAATGTTGTTACTACATCTGGTCTTAATAACGTAGGAGCAACAACACCTATAGATCATAACAACGTCATTGGCGGTACTTGGACTGTTTAATGAAGTCTCTAATAATCCGTAGAGTAACCACAAGCAAGTAGGCTAAAATGACTGAAAAAGAAGAGTACAACGCGATACGCGACTCTGTATTAACTAAGGGGGTTGAGCTACTTCTTGAAGATATAAAGAAGAACCTTGCAGCCTCAGATACTATTAAGGTTATGCCTTTGACTGATCCACAGACAGGGGTATTACTCTGTTCACAGAGTGATATGATGCTTAAACGTCTTGGTTACATAGAAGCACTTGATTGGATAACTGGATTGATAGAGCATTACCAGAATAATGAATATGAGGGTGAAGCATGATCTTTGGTTGGCTATGTACTGAATGCGACTGCGAGATGGGGTTCGGACTAGAGTTCAAAGCTCCTGTGGACGATAAATGTCCTAAATGTAACTCAGAAGTTAAGACTGGCTATATAGACAAAGACTCACCTAAATTTAAACTTGATCCTATATCTGGAGACTTTCCTGGCGCTACCCGTAGATGGGAGAAGATGAGAGAGCAGAAGATGGCTCAAGAGAAAAAGAATATGAAGAATCACGGTACTTATACGTAACGAGATCTTTACCCGTAGCGGGAGTCGTGTCCCGATAACTACATTTCATCTGGAACCGAGAGGCAGATATGAGCGACAACAACGTCCATGAGGACATCATAAACGGCGACAACCCTATCACTGAAGAGAATGCAAACTTTGAGGTGGAAATAGGTAACTCGTTAAGCGGAACAGAAACTCCAGCAATACCTGAACGATACCAAGGTAAAAGCTTAGAAGATATTATCGAAATGCATGAAGAAGCTGAAAAGGCTTTATCACGTCAAGGTAATGAACTAGGTGAGAACAGGAAATTAGTTGATAAGTTACTGCAAACCGAGCAGTTCAACCCAAAACCAGCACCAGTGGATGAAACTCTTGATTGGGATTATGAACCCGAAAAAGCAGCATCAAGATTGGTTCAACAGGAAGTAGGGGCGATCAAGCAAGAGCTTGATCAGTACAAAGCACAGACAGCTTTAGAGAAGTTCAAGCAATCTTATCCAGACTTTGATTCAGTGACAAGTTCACCTGAGTTCATGTCATGGGTAGCAGGCTCTGAATACCGCTCAAACCTTTACAATAAAAATGTACAAGGTGTAGATTTAGTTGCAGCATCTGAGTTAATGCAAGGTTGGAAGGACAATGCTCCTGCACCCGTTAACGAAGAAAAGCGACAACAAGACCTTAAAGCTGGTGCAATGGAAAAGGGTGCTTCTTCAGGTGGCTCAAGAAAGAAGATGTGGTCACGGGCTTATATCCGTGAGATGCGCATCAAAGAGCCTATGAAATATAAGCAACATTATGATGAAATTATGGCGGCTTACGCGGAAGATCGTGTAACTAAGTGACCGCTCTATCTAAATATATCGGAGAAATAAAATGGCATTAGGCGCAGCAGGTGTTCACTTAGGTAACACAAATTCAGACGGTGGAAATCCAGGTGGCTTTTTAGCGACTAAGTGGATTGATGAAGCTATTGTAACTTATACCCAAGCTTTACAGCTAGGTGATAAGATTAGCAAGATTGACTTCAGTGGACAGAAAGGTGATGCATTAGTACTACCTTCTTTGACTGATCGCGGTTCACCAACAGCTAAGGCTCAGGATACATTAGTAACACTAGTTACTCGTGCAGATTCAGAGGTTACATTAGCTCTTGATAAACATTACGAGTATTCATTCTTAATCGAGGATCGTACAGCTATCCAAGCTCTTGATTCTTTGTTACGTGAATACATGCAAGATGCTGGTTATGGTCTAGCTAAGAAGATTGACCAAGATATTTGGGCAGCTTTCGGAACTTTTCAAGACGGTTCAGCATACAGTGCAGCAGTTATCGGTGGAGATGGTTCAACATCTTACGTTGGTGATGGTACTAACAACCAGACTGCTTTAACAGATGCTGGTATTCGTCAGATTATCCAGACTCTTGATGACTCAGACAATCCTATGATGGATCGTCATCTAGTAATCCCACCTGTAGAACGTAATAACCTTATGGGTCTTGCACGTTTCAGTGAACAGGCATTTATTGGTAATGGTGACACTATCAAGAATGGTACTATTGGTAATATCTACGGTGTAGATGTTTCTGTAAGTACTAACTGTCCATATGTTGCTACAGATGCTGATGATACTATCTTCACATTTAACTCAGCAGCTCCTGGTGATGGTGCTGGTACTGATATGTTCAGTACTGCATACACAGCTAGTACAGCAGCTACTACTGGCCGTGTAGCGGCTATGTTCCATAAAGATGCAGCTGTTATGGCTTCTCAAATGGATGTTCGTCTACAGAAACAGTACAAGCAAGAGTACCTTGGTGACTTGCATACTGCTGATACTCTGTACGGCGTAGTTGCAAAGCGTAACTATGGTGGCGTTGCGATTGTAGTGCCTAACTAGGAGTGGTCGGGGCGTAAGCCCCTTCCCTTGAGGAGAAATTTATGAGTAGAATGTCAGGGCCGAAGGCCGAGGCAACATTCGATGCAGCTAGTATGCTTGATGGCAATGAAGAGGCAGTTGATGTTACTGTCCCAGGCGCTGTACTAGGTGATTTCGTATTTGTCAGTATAGATGTAGATGTACTTGATCTTGAGTTGTCTGCACAAGTTACAGCTGCTAATACAGTAACTGTATCTTTGAGTAACAACACAGGCGGTACTATTGATCTTGGATCAGGTACTTTACGTGTTAAAGTTGTTCATTACAACGATATGTAATTATCGTGATTGATCGGAGTCTTCGGACTCCCTTCTTCAATGATAACTAAAGACTAATTAATTAGTTAGTATCGAAGAGGTTAATGAGGAGTAAATATGCCTAATCCAATAAGAGCAGAGCAGATCATAGGTAACTTTACTCATGTAGAGGATTGGCATGAGGTAGGTACAGCTGGGGAGCCAGTGTTTGAGAACTCGTGGGTAAACTTTGATACTGATCGTCCTGCAAGATTTTACAAAGATCCTTTAGGGATAGTTCATTTAAGCGGGTTAATAAAGACAGGGAGTATTGGTACTGTAGCATTTACCTTACCAGAAGGATATAGACCTGACCACGATTCTGGTAATGCTCATATAGCTACTGCTTCTAATAGTTTGTACGGAGAGCTTGTTATCAATACTGACGGATCAGTTAAACCCTCAGTAGGATCTAATGCATGGTTTTCACTGTTCAATATAAGCTTCAAAGCCGCATAGGAATAAAATGGTATATTTAGACATTATAAATGAAGTACTGAAAAACCTTAGAGAAGACGAGGTAGCAAGTTCTACTAGCAATACTTACTCTAAGCTAATCTCTTTCTTTGTTAAGCAAGCTTACATAGAAACAAGTAACGCTTATCAGTGGCCTCAGTTACATGAAACACAAGATATAGCTATTACAGCAGGGGATACAACAGCTGTTATTACTGGGGACTCAGGTGAAGGTGTGTATGATATACATTCAGTATACAACGTGACTGATGAGTGCTTCCTTAGGGCTAGTAACTACAAGTCAATTCAAGATAAGATCAGCTCTGATACTGACCAGAACAAGCCCTCTGAGTATGCTTATGCAGGGGTTAGCTCTGCTGGAAGTACAATAAACATCTACCCTACTAGTGATGCTTCTTACACACTCCGCGTATCCTATAATCGTAAGCCTAATCTAAGTAACACATTTGATGATACCACCTTTATTAAGGTTCCATCTGAAGTTATTATTTTGAATGCATGGAGCAAGGCTATCGCAGAACGCGGTGAAGATGGTGGAGCACAATCAAATCTAGTTGCTATGCAAGCGAAAGAAGCTTTATCTGATGCTATAGCTCTGTACGAGAGTAATAATAACTCAGGTAACATGGACTGGAATGTTGTATGACAGCGTTACTAACAATACCTTTACAATCACCAGGAAGTCTAGGGCTTAGTACAGAAGATCAGGATACAACTCTTGATCATAGATATGCTACTGTACTTGATAACTGTATCTTATCTCGTAATGGTAGATTAGAGTCCCGTAAAGGTTATTCTAAGATTAATGGTACAGCCGCTACAGGCGCTCCAGAGATAGATGTTGTACATAGTTATATAACTAACTCAGGATCAGAGATACTTGTCTCTGTAGGTGGATCTAAGCTCTGGTCAGGGGACTCGTCTTTAACTGATGTTACTGGTACTGTTACTGTCACAGCTGATGACTTCCAGTTACAGAACTTTGCTGGTAATACTGTTGCTGTACAAGCTGCGCATGAACCTTTGTGGTGGGATGGGTCAGGCAATTTTGAATACTTAGTTGATCAGGTAGCTACCTGGATAGGTGGCGCAACATATATACTCGGAGACATAGTAACACCTACTACACGAAATGGATTATATTATGAGTGCACAACAGCGGGAACCACAGGTACAGAACCTACTTGGAGTACTACAGTCGGCAACACAACCACTGACAACACGGTTACTTGGACTACACGGGAAATACAGAAGTCTAATGCAGCCTTATCAGCCTTTGGACGCTTATGGCTTGTTTCTCCTGATGGGACTACAATCCACTATTCAGATCTTCTCATTCCTTCTGCTTTTAGTGGAGGTAGTTCTGGGTTCATTGACCTCGATACTGTTTGGCCTAAAAGTAATGATACTATAGTTGCATTAGCTGTACATAACAATAATCTAATTATTTTGTGTGAGAACTCTGTAGTTGTATATACAAATATAGATGATATAGGTAATATATATTTAGTAGAAGTTGTATCAGGCATTGGATGCGCAGCTAGAGATTCTGTACAGAACATAGGTGAAGATATTCTATGGTTAAGTAAAGAAGGTATTAGAACGCTCTCTAGGACTATTCTACAGGATAACATGCCTCTGAATACCTTATCTTCTAAGGTGAGAACAGAAATAGTTAGTACAATAGACCAAGAAGTAGGTGACGTAAGATCGACTTATAATGAGAAACTTGGTCTTTATATAATCAACTTCCCTACTTCTGCTTTAATGTATGTGTTCGATGTAAGAAGTGTAGCCCAAGGGCAGACTGTACGACCTTTTATCTGGAACAGTCTCAATCCTCTTGGAATATGTACTAGGCTTAACTCAGATTTAGTATTTGGTTTATCAGGGGGTTTCCTTGGACTGTACGGTACAAACCTTGATGATGCAGATACTTATATAATGAAATACCAATCAGGATGGATAGACCCTGGCTCGCAAGGAATGGAGATGATATGGAAAGCTATGCGTATATACTTAGCCGCTAGTTACAACTTTGATTCAACAGCTACATGGAGTTATGACTTCTCTTTATCTGATAAATCAGAGATAAGAAGTGTACTAGGCGGAGAAACGTATGAATACGGAATAGCTGAGTTCGGATATGATGGGGCTGTGAGTACAGTTGCTTTATCAGAGTACGGATCAGGGAGTGCAAGTAATGAACTTAACTTCCCACTAACAGGTGCTGGTGAACTTATTAAGATAGGTTTTCAGGCTGTAATTAACAACGGGGCAGTAGGTATTAATAAAATTACCCTGAAAGCTAAGAAAGGAAAGATTAACTAATGTCTGATTATTCAAAAACTACAGATTTCACTACTAAAGACACGCTACCTTCAGGTAATGCCGCTAAGACTATTAAGGGGTCTGACTTTGATCTTGAGTTCAATGCTATTGTTGCCTCTTCAGCTACTAAAGCTAATAAGATAGCCGCAGCTACTAATAATAACCTTGTTACAATGGATGGTAACGGGGACATTAAAGATAGTACTATAGTCACAGATGGTGCAGGAGGTATTACAGCTAATCTCACAGGGAACGTTACAGGGAATTCCGATACAGTAACAACTAACGCTAATCTTACTGGAGGTGTTACTTCAGTGGGGAATGCTGCTACTGTAGTGACTAATGCTAATTTAACTGGCCCAGTAACTTCAGTTGGCAATGCTACCGCTATAGCTAACGATGCAGTAGGCTCTGCTCAGATAGCAGCAGATGCAGTAGGGACTTCTGAAATAGCTTCAGGAGGTGTTAGATTTAACGATGAAATTGCATTAGGAACGGCATCTGGAACATGGGCTGTTAATAATACAACAGGCACAACAGTTCCTAGAGGTGTTTATAACTTCTATGTCACAGGAGCAGGTGCTATTAATATACAAGTACAAATAGGCGGCGGATGGAGAAGTGTAGTACCTGTTATAAATTCTGGTGAAGCTGGACAGGTTGTATCTGACGGTACTAATGTAAGGCTATTCTCTACTGCTGGATCTCAAAACACTGATTACGATGAAATTTTTGACTAGGTTAATATGACAATAAAACAGAAAATAGTACAAAAACTGGTTAATGAGTACTTCACAGCTTTTACGACTGATGACCTCTTAGCTATGTTCGGAGCTGCTACTGAAGAAAAGAAGCAAGAGTTCTTGGATGCAGTACTTAAAGATAAGACACCTGAAGCAGGTAAGATTGTAAGAGGAGCTTTACTACGATTAGCTGAACAAAAGGCAAGTGCAGAGGCTGATAGAATCATCTCTGAGAATACACTAACAGATAGTGATCTGTTAAGATTATTATAAGGTAATAGTATGGGACTTAATATAGGCAGTTTAGTATCAGCAGGAGTAGGAGCCTTTACAGGCAACCCAGCTCTAATAGCTAGCGGAGTAGGGGGTTTACTCTCTAGTTCACAACGTTCTGGTACAGCTGGTAATCTAGCTGCTGGTTTAGCGTACAACCCTGTAGATATTAATACAGGGATAGGTAGTACTACTTTTGATAAAGAGACAGGTTACACATCAACTCTTTCTCCTGAGTTACAAGCTCTTAGAGATCGGCTGATACAGCAAGGTGGTGAAGGTCTTGATGCTTTCCAGACTTTTGACCCTACTGCTGCTGGAGCTTTGTTCACTGACCAATTGGATGTATTAGCTCAACCAAGAGAAGAACAACAACGTCTATCTCTTGAGAACAGGCTGTTCAAGCAAGGGTTGTCAGGAAGTACAGGCGGGGCTGCTAGAACAGAAGCTTTGTATGGAGCACAAGGCATAGCTCAGAATCAGCGTGATTTAACAGGGCTTCAACAAGGTCAGTTACAACAAGATCGTTTATTCAAGCAAGCTTTACAAGCTATATCTGGTGGTACAGGACTTGATGGTCTTAGTGCCGATCAGCTTAATCAAGCATTACAAGCAGCTGGGGGTAGCACTGCTGCCAGTTCAAATCAAGCTAGAGCAATAGCTGCTGGAGAGACTGCTAATACTAATGCACAAGATTCATTCTTTAACTCATTAAGTAGCTCATTAGGTGACTTCAGTTTCGGTAGTGAAGGTTTATTCAATGAGCCTATTCAGGGTCAGACACAAGCAGAGATGTTAGCTGCTCAAAATGCGGGGTTATTTTAATGCCTGGTTTATTTAATCTACCTACACCTGAAGCTGTACGTCAAAGTGCAAGAGATGGCCTTTTCAAAAGAAGTGCTGCTATTGCTTCTGCTCCTAATCAACAGAACTTGTTAGCTGCTCAAGCTGGTGGGCTACTAGGGCAGACTGCTGGTGAAAGCCTTGGTACACGTAACGTAGATCCTGAAGTAGAAGGTATTAGAGCTGTACAGAAAGCTACTGAATCATGGATACAACAGAACAATATAGATACATCTACTCCTGATGGTCAATTAAAGATGTTAGGTAAAGCTGCTGAATTAGGTAGAGCTGCTGGCATCCCTAAGATTTATGAAGCTGCTGATGCACAAGCTATGAAGCTTAATAAAGATTTCGCTGCTAAGGCTGTTAAACCTACAGCTGATAAAAGATCAGGGCTTATAGTTAATCCAGAAACATTAGAAGTAGTAGGGTCAGGTCGTAGAAGTCAGATAACAGGTGATGTAACGTTAGATGCTGGGGGTGATTTAGGTAACAACATCTTTGTTCGAGGCGATTCAGCTTTAACTGCTAAGTTAAAAGAGAAGTCTAAAGCTGGAGAAAAGGCAGAAGAGTTAACTAAACCTGAAGAGAAAGAACAGATCTTGCAACGTGAGACTATCATGCAACGTGCGCTTGACTCACAAGAGACTATATCTAATATGAATATGATCTCTCAGGCTGCACAGCACTTCAGAGGCGGTGGTACATTCAGAGAGCTAGGTGGTGCAGTTCGTAATATAGTATCATCTGTACCTGGGTTTGAATCACTTGATAATATGGAACACGGGCAAAGAGAGTTATTCTTTAAGTCTGCTATGCAATCAGGTATAAATAAAGCGATTGAACAGAAAGGTAATCTTAACCCACAAGAGTTCAAGGCTGGTTTAAGTACTGCTATCCAGAAATCAGACTCTGCTGTAGGCATAGATTTAGCTACTAATGCATTCACTGAATTAGCTAGACAAGATGAGCTAGTCAAGAATAAGATGGATGAGTGGAAGTTTAACCCTCTTAATAAAAACAAGGGGAAAGCTGACCTAACAGGTTTTAACAAGTTTATTACAAAATGGACTAGAAACCATCCTCCTATTATCCCACAAGGTAAGGGCGATAACCAATCTTTCCTTTATTACTCAAAAGCAAAAGATTCACATGAAGGCTCTGTTAATCAAAAGTTAATGGCATTAGCTCAAAAGAAGCAATTAGACGGTGAACCTTTATCTGAAGATGAGTTGCAAGCTGCTAAACAAGCTGCTATGCTACAGTTCGATAAAAGTTGGGCTGAACTAGCGAGAGCATCTAAATGGCGATAACACAAGAAGAATTAGATAGTTTAACTTCAGTAAATCTACCTAAAGCAGAAGTTGATCAGGCAGTAAAAGTAGATTCAATACAAGACTTCAGAGAACAAGCTACAGCTATGTTCAAGGAGAGTATTGACTCAACTAGGTACTCAACTGAACCTCAAGAGGATTCTAATATAACACTTAGTATAGCTGAAGCTCCTACAGAGGCTGCCATAGCTGCCGTAGAAGTCCCAGCTGTACTAGGAGCTGGACTTGCTGGGACGGTAGTAGGTGGCGTAGAAGCAGCTGGAAGAGGTGTTCTTGGTATAGTTGACAGCGATTTCTACCCACAAGAGTCTGGTTATGAGGGGTTCGAGGATCTTATAAAGAAAAGACAAGCTCAATTCAGCATAAACCCTGAAGGAGATTATAGTAAATCTATCCTAGGGGGGCTTGCATGGGCTGGTAATAAAGCTGAAGAGGCTGCTACTGCTGTAGGTCAATTCGTTGGCTATGATGTAGGAGAGTCCCTGAATATAGATAAGCCAGAGGTTAGGGCAGGTATAGCAACTGCTACTAAATTATTCGCTGAAGGTGCTATAGACGTAGCAACAGGTAAGGCTTTAACTACTGCGGCTAGGGTTACAAAAGTTGGCCCAGCAAGTCTGAAGAAGTTATCTTTGGCCGAGCTAAGAAAAACAAAAGATGCTTATGTGAAAAGAGCAACTGATAAGATTCTTGATGATTGGACTGATACTGTAAAAGATCAAGTCGGTATAATGGAGTCACTAGAGTCTGCTCAAGTTATTGAGAATACAATCCCTGGGTATAGATTTGACTTAGCCGAGGCTACTCAGTCAGATGTGCTAAGAGGTCAGAAAAAGGATCTTGTAACTAAGTTTGATCCTGCCCAACAGCGTATTTTACAACAAAGAACTATTAACGAGAAAGCTATAAATGATTACACAAAAAAGATATTCGGGGATGATTTTGAAGCTTTTGGGTCACTTATAGATAATAGTAATAAGTCTTATGGTAGCATAATATCTAATATAGATAATAAAATACTTCAAGATAAGCAGAAATTACAGAAACTCCGTTATGATATATCTGTAACAGGGAAAGAGAGTACTAAACAAGGTAAGCTTATACAAAAGCTTTCTGCTGATGAGTTCAAGCTAAATAAGGCCAAGGCTGATGTCATGTTTGATGCTATAGGCGATGTTCCTGTAAATATTACTAATGTTTATGGTACAGCTAAACAAATACTATCAAGTAAGGGTATATGGGATCAAGACGCATTCCCTAGTATTGTAAGTGATCTAGTTTCTAAACTTGAGTCAAGAAAACCTGGAATGAGTCAGTTACTCTCAGGTGCGCAACGAGTTGAAGCTATTCCATTAAAAGACTTCAGAGATCTTTATACAGAAGTTAATAAAGCACTTACAGCTACTAGACATAAACCTGAAAGTAATGTAAACAAAAGTAACCAATTACGATTACTAGGTCAACTTAAAGCAGCTACAAAAGAAGCATTAGAGAACTCTAAGAAAGACCCTATTTCTGGTAAAGACTCACAAGCTTACTCAGACGCTATTGACTTCTGGAGAGATGAGGTAGCTGAACCTTTCCAATCAGGTATCATGGGAGACATACTTGAACCTGGAAACAGATTAGGTGAGTACGCTAAATCAGCTGACGATGTGGTTAGTACTGCATTCAAAGGAGCTAAAACTGAAGAGTTCGCAAAGTTCGTTGATGTAGCTAAAAGAAGTTCAGGGACTTATACTGCGCTTAGGGACTCTATTCTTACGTTCTATAAAGATCAGGCTAGTGGTACAGTTAAGTTCGCTGACGGTACTGAGATGTCAGGTATGATCTCACCTAAGAAACACGCAGAGTTCTTTAGGAAATATGGTCAATTACTTGATGAAGTCCCAGAGATTAAAGCTAGTATCCAAGATATAAGTAAGTCACATAAAGTGGCTACTAGTTCAGTGCTTAATAAAGAGTTAATGAAGAAAAGGTATGAAGATCAACAGCTAAAGAAGTTGATTGATATGTCTGACCCTAATAAATTCTTTAATAAAATCAAGTCAGTGGATGGAGCCAGATCTGTTAAGAATGAAGCTAAGAGGTTAGGTCTTAGTACAGAGTCAATATCAAGAGCAGCTGCTTCTGAATTACTCAGATTGAGTACTGTAGTCAAAGAGTCAGGGAAGCCGCCTGTTATAGATCCTGTTAAGATGCATGAAGTTCTACGGAATAACAGAGGACTTAACTTACTTATAGAGCAAGGCCATCAAAGAAGCTTACTTAACTCACTAAGAGCTGCTGAGGAGTCTAACTTCAGGTTCAACCTAGATATATCTCCTGGGGAAACAGGTATAATAGGTGTGTTAGAGAAGATAACAGGAAAGACAGCTGTAAGCACTAATACTGAATTACGTGCGAGGCGACAAGGCCGTTTATCTACTAGACATATATTTGAAAGTACTGTTTTATCTGCTTTTGCAGCTATGAATAAAAGACAGGTTAATAAGTTGTTAACTGAAGCTATGTTCGACCCAGACCTCGCTAAGATCACTGAGAAGTTAACCAAAGAACAAGCAAGTAAAGGGAAGGTATCCCCTAAATCTGTTAAGAAACTATGGAATAGACTCGATGAGACAGGTAAGACAGCACTCTTAGGTGAATTCGCTAGAAACAGAGCAGGTCAAGAAGAAGAGTCTGAAGAATGAATATTGATTGGGACTCAGTTAAGTACCTTATAATTCTTCCAGTTACTGTCCTGGCTAAGATTATGTGGAATCAACAGAAGAGTATACAACAGATCAAGGAAGACTTAGCTAGAGACTACCCCACATGGCCTGAGATGAATAAAGAAATTAAGGATTGCTCTGACCAGAAAGACGGTATGCTTAAAGATCAAAAAGATGACCTTACATATATAAGGGACAAGGTTGATAAGATAGTAGACAGGGAATTAGACAGACACTAGGATCTGAGCGTTCACTTTTCTCTTATGTATATTAATAATGAACAGATCAAAAAGGTGAACGGTATGAAGCTTCCAGGTAAGATTAAAGTAGGTTGTTACGAGATAGATATTATCCCAATGAAGTCACTTGAAGGCTTCTCGCATGGTGTGTACGGACACTTCTCAGCTTCAGAGATGTGTATAAGGATTATAACTGATCTTAGTCCTGTAGTCGTTATGAATACGCTTATCCATGAGTTAATGCATGTGTGTTACTTCGTAGGTGGGTTAAGTGATGAAGATGAAGAGGAAAGGGTAGTCAATACATTAGCTAATCAGTACTGCGGTGTATTAGTAGATAACCCAGAGTTCAATAAATTTATACAGAAGGTAGTGAAATGCAAGTAAAAGATGAGACAGTAAATGTATGGGGGCTAGAACTCTGTATGCAGAAAGCTCTGAGATTAGCTGATGAGATATGGGATGACTACGGCCAAGAGTTAGTAATAACTTCAGCAAGAGATGGTATGCACTCAGCAGGAAGTCTGCATTACTACGGCAGAGCTATTGATTGTAGGACTAAATACTTCTCAGAAGAAGATAAGAAAAGAGTCTTTGAAGAACTGCAAGCTGATTTAGGTGCTGATTATGATGTTATCTGGCATACAAGTCACATTCATATAGAATATGATAAGGAATAATTATGTCAGATGGCACACTAACCTTAGAAGGGGCTAGATCCTCCTCTGGTAAAAATGATAATTCAGTTGAATTAGATGTAGTTAATTCAGGTATTAAGGTAGAACTAGCAGCGTTAGCTGGGGAACGCAATATCGCAACATCTAACCAGTACTTTGCATCAGTCCCTGAGTGGAACTATACACTTATAACATTCACAGCTGAGGATAATGATACAATCATTAGCTCAAATCCTGTACTATTCAAGGCTATTATTGAAATATCTACGTTAACAGGTGATATTACAGTACGTGATGGGACTACTGCTGCTGGGGTATCCCTGGGCGTTCATTCAGCTGATAAAGATTTTCATGGAATTAAACTAAATACTGGTTTATTTATAGATGATAATGCCTCTGCTGGCGCTATCCTTGTTATTTGGAGAGATCAATAATGCCTCGGTACAACATAGAAGACTTACTCGCAGGTATCCCTTGCATTAAAGGATTTAATCCTCATACAGATGGTAGCGTAACACCAACAGCTCCTGTCCCTGATGTTACTAATCCAGTGGCGGGGAGTATATCTTTACAAATAGACTCATCCACCCAGATTACAGTCCTACATACAGGTGCTGGTGATAACATAGCAGTTGATACTGTACAGCTAGAACGTAGAGTAACAGGTACTAGTACATGGACTGTGTTGTCAGCTAATGCAACTTTTGATTATATAGATACTGTTTCTCAAAATACATCATATGATTACAGAGCAATAGTAACTGATACTAGCGCCAATACTGCTACAACAGCGATTTCAACAGGTGCTACACAAGTGGCAGCAATAGATACAACGCTCCCAACTGCGGGCACGTTATCTTTAGCTATTAACTCATCCATCCAGATTACTGTATCTCATACAGGGTCTAGTGATGATGTTGCAATAGCTTCTGTACAACTTGAACGTAGCCTCACAGGAACTAGTGGCTGGAGTGTATTGAACGCAAACGCTACCTTCCCTTACAGTGACAGTACGCTAACAGCTTCAACTCTTTATTACTACAGGGCAGTTGTAACTGATACGACTGGTAATAGTGCCACTACACCAAATGTTTCGGCTACTACACAAGCAGCAGCATCATTCCAATTAGCTGTAGGTAATTTTGTACCCGCTAAGATGGCACCAGTTCTAGTTCACCCACGCCCTGATAATGAAACAAATACATGGGCTAGGCATAGAAAAGCTTATCCAGCAGTACCCTATAGTATTCCTATCGGTGTTCAAGGCGGTGCTTGGCCTTTTAAGTACGAACTTACAGGCACAGTGCCTACTGGCATGACTGTTGGTAGTGTTTACGGTGATGCAGATTACGGTGTAGTAAAATGGCCTTCACCTACTACGGGTACACATACTCTAACAGCAACAGTTACGGATCAGGTTGGTACAGTAACAAATGTAGCATGGGAATTAGTTGTAGGTACAGCTGGTCACATATTTGTAGATTCTGTTAGCGGTAGTGATCTGAACGATGGAGCAATAGGTACGCCTTTTGCAACTATTGACGCATGGTACAAAACACAAGCTGATAGCACATATGTCGGATACCATGTTCATTATCGTACAGGGACTTACGCAATCAATTCAACAGATGCTTCTGTTAGTAACAATGTAAGACTTTATTCAACACTAAAACCTATGGTTCATATAGCTTATGGTAATGAGTCACCTGTTTTTGATGGAACTAACGGCAAGTTTATCGGCAGTACGAACAACTTTGATGATCTGTACTTCGGTGGACTTAGGTTAGAAAACTCCATAGCCACAGATGCTAATAGCCAGTTCATCGTTGGATTCGCTAACGCTGATCGTATTACTGTTTTTGATACTTATTTCTTTAACGGAAGACAAGGGACTGCACATAATGACAATGAATCATGTTGTTATTTAAATAAGCCATCCATTGCTAGGAAATATGTCTATTTCGGACACAATACTTATGACACATTAGCAGCAGGATCAAATGGATTCTCAGCTTTTGACACTTATTGGTGCGATTACTTATTAGCAGAAAACAATACAGCTATAAATATAGATAGTGGTCAATGTTTCTGGCCTAAACAGGGTAATAGGTTTGTTTCTCTCAGAAATAACGCCTTCCCTGATGGAAATGCTCTTGGTGGTATTTTACTTGATCTACATCAGTCAGAAACTTCTGGGCACAGTGCAGGGCCAATAGAAGCGTGCTGGAATTATGTTAATGCTTCGTTATCTAACCCTAATCAATGCTTCCCTTTACTTATAAATGTTAGTAACACATCTGCTACTTCCGCTGGCGCTGCTTACAGTTATAGAAATACACTTATTGGCGGGAAAATTACAGCTTATTTTGAAGGGCTTGGTGATGAGACATCAGAGTTTGATGTAATCGTTAATGAAAACAACCCACATGTGAGTAGCGCAATAATAACAGTTACTAACTCAGTTGAAGGTAATGCCGCTGATGGTATAGTGGATGCTAACGGATTATTACAAGGTACTTATAGAACAACCCACTTAGGCACTAAAGGCCATGAAGTGGCATAGGAGAACAGAATGAGTGTACTAGCGACTATACTAGGTTCAGGTAATGTTATTGAGAAAGGTTTAGGTTTGATTGATAGTATGCATACCTCAGAAGAGGAGGCTATTGCAGCTAAGTCAAAGGCTAAAACAGACTTACTCAAGGCTTATGCTCCATTTAAGATAGCACAGAGATATATAGCTCTGATATTTACCTGCACATACGTACTTAGTTACGTGTTAGTGCTATCGCTTACATTAGCTGGGATAGGGGATGTGATAGCTGTTAAAGCTATTTTATCGGACTTCTATATAGGGGAGATAATGCTAAGTATTGTGTTGTTCTACTTCGGTGGAGGAGCTGTAGAGGGGGTTATGAATACTAAAGATAGGCCTAAGAAGGCAAAGAAAGAGCCATCTACAGATGACCCTGACTTTGACTAGATTAGGAAAGCGAGTGCAAAGACTATAAAGCATATTAGAATCCACAAAATTAGACTAAATAGTGGACTAAACATGTGAAATCTTGAAGTGAAATGCTTCAGTCCCGCAAAGGCCGTATGGGACATTCCTTGCATCTGAGCAAGATGTCCATCGTGTGTCTACATGAGAACAAAGGTCATTATAGCAATACAAAGGGGACTCCAGGTTATACAAATCAAGCTTGATAGCATAAACACAAGCAGAGCATGAACGTACTATATCCTTAGAATCAATCATATCTAGCCAATCCTTGTAATCATCGTTATCCCAGAATTCCATTACTATCTCCGGTATTGTGCAGGGCTAGCCAAGCTCTTTTTCAATTAGTAAATCAATTTTTCTCAATTCTATAGCTAGGCGTAGTTCTACTTCATGCCTCATAGCTTTTAATGCCAATAATCTTGAGCTAAACATTTCTATTGGATTTTGAGAAGTAGTTTTGTCTGAACGACCTCTTCCATGACAAACCGAGTTAGAGCAAGATTCTTCGACTCGATAAGAATAAGAATTAAACACATAGCCAGAAACTAGCCCATCCTCACTTCTTGGCTTTGGAATATCTTTTTCAGCACCATCAGTCCACCGTAGAGCCGCGACTATTTTTAAATCTTCGACTAGCTTTTGTTCTTTTTTATTCATTGCCATTATTTTCTCCTACCGTTAACATGGATTGTCTGCACTACTCTATTCGGAATTGTGCCTCGTTATTCTCTTCGGCAATATCTAACTTTCTTTGATTTACAATAACAGCATTTTGATGTCTTGTCAACTAAATACTTCTTATAATCACTCTCTCTCAGATGAGAGATCCAAGTAGCTGTACATTCCTCACAGCAAGCTACTACAGATATGTACTTAGCTCTGAATGGGATTATCTTAGCCATTACCTCTCAGCCTCATCCTCTAGTACTAAGTAAAGTATGTCACTGAACCTATCAAGGAACTCAGGGCCAGTTAATCCCCTAGCTACTAACATATCAAGTAGCTCATCCAGGTCATACTTCTCTAGTAGATCGTCTATTTTATCTGATGTCATTACATTTCCTCGTACATCTGTATTCTCTCTTTCTCTTGTTCACAATAAGCAATAACGCCATTCAAATCACGTACTGCATCGTTACGATCACCTCTACCTAGTCTCCATAACTTACGGAAAGCCTCACCTACTTGAGCATTCATATTCTTGTACCAGATAAGGTGCTTAAGCTCTGTACACCCTTCAGGTAGCTCGTAGTGTTTGGCTGTAGAGCCATTGTCTTTGTATCTCTCTCGCATCTCATCAAAAGGTATTGTACAAGTATTATTAGGGTTCTCATCAGGCTTACAAGGCTCACACGTTGTTACACATCCTGAACATTTATCTCTCATATCTAATTCCTCTAATTCAGGATAGTGCAAACCATCCCCTCCGTTTTGTGATATTGTATCTATTCTTACTTCATCGAATTGCTCTAATACAACTGGTGGTATCACGCCTCTCATTCTTCGCACTCATCTTCATAATCAAGGATTGGGGCATCAAAAGCTTTAAGTTTAAGTTCTAAACCTAGCTTAAGATCCTCTAAATCATCCCCATGACATCCTACAGCATCGAGAGTGAACCCGTTAATCTCGCCATTCTCATAATACACTTCATGGATACCTAATGTCCCATCTTTGTATTTCATTATTCTATTATTCCAGCTCATACTACACCATTCCATCTACCTGATTTTGATAATTGCATAGGGATTAATACAGGGCGATCTTCTACTAATGCTCCACAACCAATTATAGGCTTGTTGTTAGTATAGCCCTTGGAGTAATTAAAAGCTGGAGAGTTAGTATCTATAAGACAACCAACTGTCATACTCCATCTCAGGACTTCAGTATCAGCGAAGTACTCAATACCAAATGTACCATGATGATGTCCTTGGACTGAATGATGTGAATGAGTCTTAGCGTTAGTCAATGTAGTCTTAGACATAGCATGTACCATCAAACAATGATTATATTTATCAACCTTGAAGTAATCCTTATCAGTCCATTCCCAACCTTCGATCTCATACATATCATTATAAGACTTGATATGATCAAGAGGTATATCAGCTACCTTAGCTTTACGGGTAGTCATACTGCAATGATTCCCTAAAGAGATAGTCATCTCTGGGTAGATAGCATTCAACTCCTGGATAAATCTCTTAGCTTTCTTATGCTCATCTTTAGCAGACATTGTACCGTACTCAATAGGATGGAATGAAGAGAAGTGATTATCAGCTACATCCCCTACATGTTTAGCTATCTTGATGTCATAACAATCCTTAATAGCTCCAAGGAAAGGGAGAGTGTCCCTGTGCTGGTAAGGAGCATGGGTATCTGAAATGAAGATTGTGTTATCCATTACTTATCAACCCTAAATACCGACAAACAAAGTACAGAACCTAAAACATACTTAATTTCAAGTAGTACATTCCCTGTAAAAATTGAGTGGTAACTAGCTACAAGTAGTAGCAATATAGCCATAATTATCAGCACGCTATCTATTATTTTCATATTAAAATCCTCTGCTGTGGCGGCGTTTCATTCGTTTATAAAGACTTTTTATTTCTTGTTCGTTTAGTCCTTGTCTTAGGCCGACTATTGTTGCAGCGCGCCTTAAGTTCTTGGTGACTATTCTTCTCACTACGGTCTTCCTTCTTTAGTTGTTTAAGTAATCTCTGGATCTTGGCTTCATACTTAGCCTTGGTCTTATGCAGCTTTACTTTCTTCTTAATCTTACGAAGCTTTGCTATCTCTTTTTCTATGTAAGTTTTATGAGTTGGATACACTGGGTTGTCAGTCCAATCTTGATTCCAGTACCACATAAGATTAGTTAACCAAGCTTCTATAGGAGATCCTGTTCTCTTAGCCCAGTGAAGTATACGACCTTCTATAGAGTTACAGTTCCGACAAAGTACCATCCTGCAATGCCCTGATCCGTGGTCATGGTCGAGGGTAGCCTGACCTTCATTGATTACATTTTCACAGAGAGCGCATACACCGCCTTGTTTCTGGAGTAGCATCTCTCTGTACTCAGCTTTCTCTGTGTGTTTAAGCTTCATCATCATACCTAGTCGGGAATGTATGTTTCTCTGTTGCATAAACAAATACCTGCTCATCAGGTAATGAGATAAGCGGGTATGCTGCTTTGATGTCTACAATAACCTTAGCATTCTTACAGGGGAACATGTCCAGTAGCTTTTTAGGGAATACATCTCTCTTAAAGTGCTGCCACCAAGAAGCGGGATACTCTACTTCCTTAAAATCAAGTTTCTCAGTAAATGGCCGACAGACCATGCATACCATCTCAGCCATATAACTAATACTGTACTGTGATGTAATCTTAAGATTGTCAGTGTCAAGTAAAGCTGAAACTTGCCAAGCGTCATCTCTCTCTAATAGTACTTGTTTTATAGCCTCTTTATTAATATTCATAAATCTCCATACAAATCAGCGTTTCTTGTAGCGCCTACATCAAGTAACTCAAAAGCTTTCATGAAAGGGGCTTCCCACTCTTTACCATAGAAGTATTTATAAGCTATCATACTTCTCTTAATAGGATTGCCATCAGAGAGTATCTGTACACAACGTACCTTACCCCAACCATCAAGCCCTTCAATATCATCAACTTTATCCCCAAGGATTAGCTGGCAAGCGAACCAAAGATCAGCATCTTCTTCAGATACCCAGTACTTACATTTCCACTTAGGGTTATAATGCCACCCTGGAACTATGTTGAAATCTTTGTCAGAGGAGCAAGCTATAAGTGTAGGCCCATAATTTTCAATCTTAGTATTATCTTGCCCGTTACTGCACATCTCACAGATAACATCATCAGCCTCTCTACCATCATCTGTAACTTCAGCATTATAATCTGAGATTAAGTACTCACGTATAGCTGAATGCCACTTAGGTTTCTCTGAGACTCTACCAGCTTTATAATCAGCGTACTTCTCTCTTCTCCAACATCTTGTACCTGTTAAATAGAGCTGGTAATCATCAGCTCCTGAGTTCCGTACAATCTCTCTTATATGAGCATCAACGGTACTAGCTACATCCTCCCAATCTTCATCAGCTGTACTGAAAGCTATTGAATAAGCCATTATGTCACTGTCCACAAGTGCTTTCATACAAGCTTCTCAATAAGGACTACAGTGGAAACGAGTAGCCCATACACCCAAGGGTATGCCTCGAACTCTTTATTAAGCATGGCGGATAATAGATTACTTACTAACATTGCTGATAGTAAAAATATAGCTATAATTTCAATTGCTAAGTATTCCATACAACCTCCTAATATTAGTCTATACAAACCTTGAGCATACACCAATCGTCTAGCTCATACGTGTTATAATTCTCCTTAAGGTACTGAAGAATAAAGTACTCAATAGTTGAGTCATCAAAGTTGATCTTAATCTCTTCTTCTGAACTACCTTTACGGAGAGATGCTAGTATTTCAATGTTCATAATACTCCACCACAAACTTCTGTGTATATAGTTTCAAGAGTATCTTTACTATAAGTCTTAAGTAAAGACTTCTTGAATTTCCATTCAGGGTTGTGCTGATCCCCAGTAAAGGTCATAACACCCTCCTTCTCAAGTTTTGAAGATACTTCCATAGAAGTCACACCTCTCCCAATTATAGCATCAACAAGTATCGAACTGTTCATTCTTTCTCCTTAAAAAGAAGGGGCTTTCGCCCCTAAGTCATTGATTTAGAAGGGGGGTTCTTCATCGAAATCATCGCCTTTCATTGCAGGGATAGGTAGCGGGAAATCTTCACTCTTCTCTACTACAGCTGATTCAATATCCCCTGCCTCTACTTGAGCCTTCAAGCCTTCAGCTATCTTATACATCTGGATAGCAGTCTTCTCAATAGCATCAAAGTCAAGCTTCTTATCGTTAGCATGAAGGTTAGCTGCTTGATTCATAGCTGCACCTACTGACATCCCAATAATATTGGAATTGTAACCGCCCTTAGCTGGTGCAGATCCTGACGCTGTTGGTGCTGCTGGTGCTGAGTTAGCATTACCTGGTTTAAGTACTGTTACAGTAGCTTTCTTTACATTCTTGAAGTCACCGTTCTGATCATACATGAACTCAATCTCTGCACCATTAGTAATCATACCTGATTTAGTCCAGATCTCTCCAGCTACACCTCGTTTAATTGTACCGTAAGAGTACCAATCATCTCCAATCTTAAAGCTGGCTCGATGCGTGTTCTCAAATTTATCCGGAGCAGGCATCTCTTTAACTGATACTGCTTCTACTACTGATGATATTGCTGGCATTTATATTTCCTCTGTGTTGATTGTTGTGTCACCTTTCAGTACACAATTCTGGATTATAATATTTTGGGCTGAAAGCATATTAAAAGCGTCTGATAAAGCAGATTGTATTGTAATTTGATCCATATGGTTATCAAAACCAGCCTTGAATACATCTACTATAATAGATTTTAAATTATTAGCATCTTCTGGATTTATACTATGTCCAACTTTAATTAATGGATCACTCATACTTATTTCCTCTGTTAGTTAAGTTATTAAATCATACTTTTTAATGTTTGTCAAATCAATGGCATTCCGCCCAACTTGAACCTATCATATATTCAGCATCCATTTCACAGTTAAGCTTAAAGAAGCGACCTGCTTTACGGATACTCTCACATCCCATTTCACCGAACTCCTCTGCTGCACTTGGCTCTACTCCCCACTGATATTCGTCATGGCTATAGATGTACCTCTCAGCTTTTATTTTAGTCTTCTCTAAATCTTTCCTAAGTATAGCATAACTCACATCCATAATCTTAGCCCCTGTTGATTGCATAACGCAATTAGCTATACTATGTTCTGCTCTAGTATATATCTTACTCCGATCAATTGTCAAGACATATTTCTTATTATTCTGTACCCATGATCTTTTTACTTGATTAACAAATTCATCAAGGCTCCAATTAAGCTCCCAGTAAAGCTTATGATATTCCTCAGCTTCTTGTAACGAACAACCAAGTGTCTTGGCTAACGTGGGTGGCATACATAAGTACTGCAATGCATAGTTACCATTCTTAGCTCTGGATCTAGGCATACCCCAAGCATCTGCTGACTCTTGATGGGGGTCATAACTACCTGCTGCTACCTTAGCCGCTAACTCTCCACCATCTATAGGATAAAGGTAATGAGCCTTAACCCTGTCCTCTAATGAAGATGCATCATACCCTACCAATACCTTACCTTCTGGTACAATAAAGAGTCCTCGCATCTCTTCCCCAAGTGTAGACGTTACACGAGGTACATTAACTACTACGCTATGTTTCTGTCTCTTAGTATTCGTTAGCCCTGAAGCTGTAGCGCCTAGTCTACCATCAACTTCAAGTCTAGGATTATCAAGCCATCCCTGTATCTGAGAACGTCTATGACGGAGTGTAAGCCACTCAAGGTAAGGTTTAACTATAGCCGCTTTCTCACCTAGAGCTACTAAACCTGGGCATATCTTTCCATTCTCTTGAAGCTTAGGAGATGTCTTGACTAACTTCCCGTTCTCTCTAACTTTCTCCATCTTACCATGTTTGTTTTTCTTCTGCTTGAAGTTGTAATACAGAGGAGTCCATCCAAGATCCAAGAGCCATTCCTTTATCTGATCACCGTTACTTAATGTCATTTGTAGTTCTTCAATAATAGGCTCATGGTGCGGAAGTTCACCTGTCCAATTACCTTTAGTTGCAACATAAACAGTCGCTAATGGGTGCTTCTTAGCTATTGTATCGAACCACTCAATGCATCTTGCACTAGGTGTACCATCTTTCTTGAACTGAAGCTTAGGAGGAGTCATTTTACTTAGCTCTGACTTTAATGGTTGACGAGTAGGCAACTCTGGCTCTATCTCTTCACGTATTACCTCCATTCTCTTGGTTATCTCAGGGATAAGTCCCTCAGCCTTCTCTTTGTCGAAAAGAAAACCAGTACGCCCCTGCTCACACATACCGTTATAAGTTATATGAGCTAGTTTAAGGTACGTGGGTAATTCAATCATTAGTTAAGGCACACAACTGTAGCTTCTGATGGTTTAGTTATTTGTTCAAACTCATCGTCTATGAATATACCAAAAGATGGTGTATACTGCACTGTATTAAAGGAGTTACCTTCATCATCACTAGATGTTACTATATCCATTTCTAGCATATTTGGATTATGATCTACTAGCTCATTAAGCTCTTCTAACCATTCTTTAAGTTTCATATCTCTATCTCTGCTTCTCTATTAAGACCTTCAAGTATCTTTACAACGCGTTCAGTTAACTTTTCATTTGAGCCGTACACTACAACACATTCTCTGTGATTGTGTGTTGAGATTACAGCTTTTGCAAGATCGCCGTTATCGTTAAAGTCCTCGGCCTCTACACTACTTATCCAATATCTAGTACTCAATTCCAGCCTCCTTCATAAGACTTATAAAAACATTACTAGTTAATTCCACATCTGCCTTACATCTTTCAACATACACTTCTATTGGTTGATCTTCCCAATCGTCTACCTCTGGTTTCTTCCCTGTTACTCTTTCTTCCCACGCTTTAAGAGAGTGTCCACCCAACCGATCAGGATTAAGTTCCATTGAAAGTACCAACGTGTCAATAATTTGACAGTCCCTGCCAGCAATACAATCAGGAGAGATGCTATAAGTGATACCGCACAGAGACTCCAGAACAGGATAGTCATAACCCAGTGAATTATGGAAAACATAAGTGTACCCCTCCTTAATACATTTAAGATAATTATCCCTGAAGTTATCGGTAATAACATAAGGCTTATCAGACCCTAACTCCTGGAGAACGATACAATGAATACGATCAGGGTTTAGTCCATTAGTTTCAATGTCTCCTACAATTATCTTACTCACTTGGGCAACTGTCGCATGACATCACATCCCCATTACAGACCTCAAGGTTTTCATCAAACAACCTACACCCAACGTCTTCTTTAATTCCGTACTTTCTTATAGAGAACAGCATTGTAGTTAAGAACATACATTCCCCGCACTTCCAGCTATCTTCTTAACTACAATGCTGTTCTCTATAAGAAAGTACG